ATTTCACTTAAACTGAAAGAACCCTATAATTCCAACTATAAGTGTCCCAATAGCAAGGATAACTTTAAGTCCACCTTTACCCATAGAAACATCTTGTCTTAACGACTTAACTTCTCGTTTCATTTCTTCTAAAGTTTTCAAGATGTTATTCATGCGTTCAGCACAAAGTTTCTCATGTGAAGAAAGTCTAACTCCAGTAGCGACTTCGCTATACTCTTTTGGAGTTATCTTTTTTCTAGTCATAATTATCTTACCATTAACCAAGAAGTTAAAATATATTTCTCATTTGAAATTGGTGTATTACCTCTATGTAAATAAGGAAAACCTGCAGGAAAAATAACTATTCTTCCTTTTTTTGGTTTTACCCTTTTGCTAAAATGTAAAAATTCTGTTTCTCCTGCTTCATCAACATCATTTAAGTAAATACTAAACACTAATGCTCTAGCTTCATTTTCATAACCTTTACCATGTTCTATATGCCAAATATGATAACCCTCTGTTGGTAAGGTTTTTTGTATTTTTAAACTGGTATAATACATTTCTGAATAACAAGTATCTATGCCAGTATTTTTTTGATAATGTTTTAATGCTTGGTCAAAGTTAAGCATCATTGGTTTTAGTTCTTCCCACCAAATATTAATATTACTAGGATTTGCAAAATATTGTTGGTCTTGTTTTTCTGTTATTGGTGCTTGTTCAAATGCTACTCTATTAACAGTATTGTTAAATTTATTTTCTTCTTCAAATAATTTAATTGCTTTGTCACAATCCTCATTACTAATATAATTATCGTATGTACCGATAAAGTTATTAATATTAACTGTTCTTTCCATAAATTAATAAGATGAATAATTTGTTGGTCTTGCTCCTAATCTTACTATCTTTTCATCAGATGTTTCGTCATCAACATTGTCATTATCCCAATTAAATTGTAGTTCAGATAAATGTGCAGTATCCCACTTATCAACAAATTGATTTCTAAAGTTTCCTAAGTTTGAATTAGTCCAAGTTGCATGAGGTGTTTCATCTCTATACTCAACACTATCGTTGTAATCATGGTCGTCATCTTTGTATTGAATAGCCCAGATATTTGACCATTTGGTATCATTCCAAAAAGTATCATTATCTATTTTGTATTCTTTTGAACCTTGTTTGATGATTATTTTATCTTCAAATATTACAGTCCATTGTGCGTTAGTTGCCATATATTAATATCTCCTAAGTTTTGATTATGTAAATGACAGTTAAATAAGGTTGAACAATTGATGTTGAACTACCAGAAAAATTAGCACTCATGTTATGAGAGTGAGCTGAACCAGACCCAGCGTTATTAGTACTTCTTGACCCACCAATTGAAGCTACACCTGCATAAGGTGTATTTGGACTAGGATTTCCACCAGGATTACTTATATCAAAAGAGTGACTGTGAGAAGCAAGTTGAGCAGTTGACAAACTAGCATTTGCAGTTGAGCCAGATATATTACCAGTAGGTGTTACGGTATTTGCTCCACCAGTTGATGCTAAAGATTTATTGTTAGATTTTCCGACAGGAACATTGTCAGCTAAATTTGGTAAATTAAAAGTAGATGAACCATCTCCAGAACCATAAGTAGTTCCTATAGCTGTAAATAAAGCAGAGTATGTACTTCTTGATACTGCTGTTCCATCACATTCTAAAAAACCAGATGGTATTGAAGCAGTTGACCAAGATACAATAGTTCCTGTTGCAGTTCCTTCTATACCAGTAAGGTTAGCACCATTTATTGCAGGAAGTGTTGAGGGAAATCTTGCGTCTGCAAGAGTACCACTTGTAATTTTAGAAGCATCTAAATTTGGTATCTTGTCAGAATTAAAACCACCACTAATCAAGTTTGCTAAATCTCTTGCTTTTGTCATATTCTATTTACCTCGCTGTACATGGTACGTTGTTAGTTCCTACTAGGGGTGCTTCTGCAAATGCCATGTAGATATTAGTTTCACCACTATTATTATAATTTGACCCAGTACCTCTCCATTTAAAACCATTTGAAAGAATATCAACTATATCCAATGTATTCTCTGCTTCATTTGTATCTGGAAATAATCTATTATTATCAACATTATAACCTTCTCTTTTGTTATCTAAAATATTCCATGAACCTGCATTATCTATTCTTTTTTGTAAAATAAACGCAGGTTTAAATCCTGTGTAAATAAATGTTCCATCAGCATTTCCATTACCAACGTAGCTCCCAAACTTGCTATAACCAGTTTTTTCTGCGAAGCAGTATGCAATCATATTATGTCCAGAACCACTTACTGCACCATCATTTACCACACTAAAAACAGAAGATGTTGGCGCAGTATCTTGGTAGTAATTAACAGTTGCACTTGCATCAGTTAAACTTAAATAAAGTGTTTTTGTTGCACCTATAGATTTATGATAAACAGCATGGTTTATAGCGTAATCTCTATTAAAAAAGATAATCATTGATGGTGCTACACCTAAACCATGACCTATTGTTGCATTTGAGCCACTTCCTTGCCAAGACACAATACTAAATCCACTTGTAGTATTAGCACTAACTGTAGAGTTTATAGAACCATCTGTATTAGCTGAACCTGCACCATTTGCTTTCCAGTTCCATGATGCTACATTAGACGAACTTTTATTTGTTCCTATATAAGAACCTAGAGAAAATCCATCTGAATCAAAACTTGTTACTCTGTCAGATGCAGTTCCCTCTGCGTCTGTTCCATCACTATTTAGATATTTTGTATTTCCTCTAACAACATCTACTAATTGATGAGAATAAGTATTATCTCTATCTTTTAACCATGTAAGTGACGGCTCAAATCCTACACCTGTAATAGATTGTGTAGAGCCATTACCTGTATAAAGTTTAGTATTAAAATAATCTGTAGATTTATTAATTGTTGTGTATGCCATTATAAGTTTAATCCTTTTGTTGATAAAGCTGTTGCGTCTGTTGGTTTAACATCATATTCAAATAATCCTATTGAAGATGCGTTAGTTCCTGCACTACTAATACTTGACGTACCAAAACTTCCATTTCCAAAATTAGCAACTCCTGCTGAACTAGATTGCCATTGTGCATGAGGAAATATTAAATCGCCATCAAAACTTATTGATGAAATTGTGTAAGCAAGACTATCATTTTTATACCATTTAATTTCATTAGAAGAACAATCAACACTACAACCAATTATGTCTCCATTAGTCCAAGTTGGTGCTACAACTCCTGTCCACCCACTTGTTCCATAAATTTTTCCACTTGAACCATATAAAAATAAAGTGTTATGTGCCGCCCAAGAACCTGATTGTGCAGATATTTCTGTTGACCAACCTACAGCTTCACTATCGCTACCATCAATATCTGTGCCTTTAAATTCGTAATAATATTTTTTATTTCTTGATAAAAAGTCTCCTATTGTACCAACAGCTTGACCTGCACCAGAAACACCAGTTGCACCATTTGTCATTGGCGGTGCGGCTTGATTACCTGCCGCAACATTATTTACATTCCAAACACAAAAAACATTGCTTGGACAATCTTCTGTTTTTGTAAGTGTACCACCACCAACTGTAAAGTTATTACCATTACCAGATTGGTCTGTAACTGAATTACCATCTTTTAAAATAAAGAAACCATTGTTTCCATAAGTAACACTAGGAGAAGTATTTATTTTCCATTCTCCAGTTGTTGCATCAGTTGAACCAAATACTGTTGGGTCATAAGCTGTGCCATCTATAAAATGAACATGAGACATTGAGCCACTAAAACTATCTCCACCAGAAGATGTTGCACCAATTACCTGTGCTGTATTATTATTTATACTAAAATCAAAATTTTGTGATGGATAAGTTGCTGTCATTAAACTTGTTTCTTGAACTCCATTTACATATAATTTAACTCTATTTGCTTCTGTTCCTTGAGTAGTATCTACAGATGCTACAATATGATACCAACCATTAGTATCTCTAAATTCTCTATTTGTAACAACTTGTGTAGTAAAACTACCAGAATAATGATAAAAATTTAATTTTCCATCACTTGCACTTTCTGAACCAAATCTAATAGTTGTAGTAGGATTAGCAGGACTACCATGAAAAATAGTTTGATTAGCTGTTAAAGAACCTGTTCTTTTAATCCATGCACTAAATGTCCATGTTTTTCTATTTCCTGCTGAACTTGGTGTTCTTGTTAAATATGTTGCCATTAGTTAAATTGTCCCCCACCTGTTGCACCGAAGCTAGAAGTGAAACTAAAGTTTCTGTCTGCTGTTTGACCTTCGGCATCTGTTATTCTAATTGTAAAATTGTAAGTAGTTGGTGTTGTTGAAGCACCACCAAAATCTGTTGTTGTAATTACTCCTGCACTTGAAAGCGTACAGTTAGCTGTTGATAATACTGATGTAGTTTCAGAAAATGTTACTGCACTATCTGATGAACCTGCAATAGTTGAAACTGTACCAGAGAAATTACCTGCGATAGTTCCTAGTGAACCTGCTGATGTACTAAATGTTGGAGCTGTAGATGCAGTTAAAATATTATTTGTACTTCTTCCTGCGTTACCATCTGGGTTTTCTATTCTTACATAATAGTTACCAGAAGCTAAAGTTACATTAACTGAAAGTGTAGTTGCATTTGTAAATGCTACTGTATTAGCTAAAGTTACTGAACCATCTGTTTTAATAAATTCTACTATTGGTAT